CCCGAAGCCTTTTCGGGGTTGACATTGCCCAGTGCCGCATCACCCGTAGACGCCATCCTTTGCGTGGTGTTTATCAATTCCTCTTGCAACAAATGCGCGTCTTGGCTCATGGAAGCAGGCTGAATGTAGGTAAAGGCATCGCCCACTCTCTCGACAGAACCGTTCACCTTTAAGGCAATACCCACGCGGTCTATGTCCTGCGGATTTGCCAAAGCAGTCGAATATACAGGCCTCGGAAAAGCACTTACCTTTGCCGACAATGCCCGCCTTGCCAACAGCCGATTGCACTCAATCTGGTTGGGGATCATCCCCTCGACTTCGCCCCTGCCTCTTGCAGAACCTTTCCTCGGCAGCCACACATACGAAGCCACAGGGTAATACTTCATTCCCTCAACGGCCTGCTCGGGCTGATAAACCACATGCTTTGTCGCCCTTGTGAAGCACACATCGCCCTTTTCATCCTTACGCATATAGAGCAAGCAAGAGCATTTCCCGTCCTCTTGGTTCTTTACCTCATTGGCAGCATCGCCCGCTTGGTTGTGCGTTTCATCATCGGGCATTATCAGTTCTATTTCGTCATCCGGCACACCGTTTGCCCTTGCATCTTCCCGCACATCCGCAACAGGTCTGCGCTCGTATATCAATACATACCGCTGCTGCTGAATATCCCTCTGCTGCTCGTCTGCCAAATAGATGTTGATGTTGTCTATCAGCTGCGAATGGTACAGCTTGTCGTAAAAGTAAATCCACGCATCGCCGGTAATACATGCTTCTTTCACCATCTCCCACATGCGTTTGTCCATCACGGAGATTTCCCACAAGGTGTTTGCCATTTCGCTTAAAATCTCGGAGTATTCGACATTGGTATACGCAATGCGCATACTTTTCAAGGCGACCATCGCTATCTTGTACTCACAGGTCGGTTGAATAAAGTTAAACATCGGCAAGACTTCGCCGCCGCTTTGCAGGCCGTCCCATTGGTCGCCTTCAAAGAATTTATGTGCCTTGTCGGTCTTAGTGTAGAGTGAAGCCTTGTTGTGATGCTCTTCCCCGATTTGATACAATCGCCATATCTCGGTGATGTCCTTGTCCTCTACCTTTGGCTTTTTAGGCTTTACCAATCCATTGAATACGCCTGCCGTAAACCCGTTCATACTTTCACCTGCCCTTTGTCTGTGCCGTCGTAGGCATCTAGGTTGTCAAACAGCGTCTGCATCCGCTTGACCTTGTCGGATGCCTCAAAGGCTTCCTCTTTTTCTTTGATGACACTCTCACCCTTTGCCATCCTTTGTCCATCTCTTAAACCGAAACGGTACAGGGTAACGGCAGCAACACCCGCTATAATCATCGTCAGTAGTAGGAATATGTACTCCAAAGCAAAACCCCCTTAAATCGCTTTATTTTGGCATTAGACAACACGCATACGCTCACCATATCCAACAGGGGAAGGTGTAGGCTTGAGCGCGGAAAACCCAAAGTATTGCTCTTGCGTTGGTGTTTCTGCGGGCGCTGTCCAATAAATGCAAAAGCATCGAAGCGCGTCAACCGCATGAGTCAGAATGTGCGGCTCCTTGGCGTATCGGTTGGGCTTGTTTTTATCCCTTTGAATCTTTGTGATGTGTGCCGTAACAGTCACAATGCCATCGTCAAAGGTCAATGCAGGATTGTCGCCGCTTAGCCATTGTTTAATCGCAGCACAGCCCGCATCCACATCGTTGCTTGTTTGTGTCAATGGAACACCGCCCTCTTGAAAAAACAATGCTCGGCTCTTGCCGTGTACCTGGTCACGGTTCCATAAATCGGGAGGGGCAAGCGTTAAATCAATCGCTTCGTTGCCGGTTAACCGTCGGATGATCTTGCAAGCCTCGGGTATGATGATGTTGCTTGCGTGATGTTCCCTGTAAACCCTTGCGCGATGCTCACGGTCAACCATCACCCACAATACGGACAGCATATCCAGGCCGTAGTCAAGGCAGATATAACGCCGATACCCTGCTGTGTCGATGATTGGCGGCTTTATATGGATGTGTCGCCTAAACTCGGGGAAGAAGCTGCCGCCCGGTATCGTCAAAGCCTCTGCAATGGTCGCTGGGTACTCTTGTGTTATTAAGTCACCCAAAGCGGCCATTGTCTTGCTGTGCCAGTCTGCACCCCTGCGTGGGTCTGCATCCCAGGGTAAAAAAATAGGACAAAATCCATTTTTGCCCTCGGTCGCCTCTATGAAGATTTTCTCAAACAGGGTGCCTCGGTCTATCGTCGACAATCCAATAACTTGACCGCCCGTTGGTCTATTGATGGTAGGGAATGTAGACATCCATATCTGCTCTGCTGCTGCTTGAAACGCCCACTCGTCAAGAATCAATAGGTTTGCAGTAAATGAACGCGCTGCACCCGAAGCGGAAGGAAAGGCCTTGAATGTGCTTATACCGTCATCCCATGAAACAGTTAAATCCATCGCTGTGGGTTTGACTTTGACATTAAGTTCCGGAATGGCCGAGAAGATAACGCCTAAGCGCCGCACAAGCTCCTTTGCTTCTTCCTCCGTCCTGGATAGCGCAATGACCAGCTTGCCGGGTGTCAGCATCACCCACGCCGCATAGATGAGCGCCAGCCATGTAACACCGAGTTGTCGGGCTTTTAGTATGACCGTCAGCCGATTGTCCACTATCTGTTGCATTGCTTCGCGCTGTTTCGGCCACATATCCAATTTAATGATATGGTCGGGCGCGTCTTTGTCCTCTATGTGCCCGTATGTGTCACAAAAGTAAATTGGGTTGCTCCTGCAATATTCCAATTCCTTTTTGCGGATCTGCTCTATCATTTCGCGCGGGTTTTGCGCCTTTTTTGCCTTTGCCATATCCCTCCCCCGATTTCGCTAAATTACAATTTACTGAATATTATTCATGAAAGGCAAGTGTTTGACTTGGGATTTTGGACACTTTCTGTATATTTATGCAGTAATTATGTATAAACGGCTTATATTTATGCATAAACGCAGTGAATATACGCTGCATAAAACGGCTATTTGTCTTTCAGCCGGTCTGACACCTTTTCAAGCAGCGACTTTTCAGCGTCGGTCATGGTGATTGTGGCGTTGATGTCCTGCTCGGTCTTGTCCTTAAACCCTAAATTATTCTTTGCAAAGAATTGCGCAAACTGTGAATTATATTTGTTCTGTATCGCTCCGACGACCAGGCGATTGCATTGGATATCCTTTGCGCGCGTATATGATTCGGAAAACTGCTTATGTGTGTTTGCCCATTCAATCATTGTGTCAACGCAAACATCTATACTATCAGCGAAACCCTCATACGTAGGAAAGTTTTCACTCTCTGCAAAGTATTTCACAATGGCAGCACAGTATTCTTTTTTATACTTCGTCGGTCTGCCTTCCCCTGGTCTTGGCGCTCTTTTGCGTTCTGCCATCTTACTGCCCCCTATTTATTGACTATTTATAAACCTTGCACAAAAACCCTTTGAAAACTTTGTTGATTATTATATGAATTAAATGCTTGACATATTGCAAGTATGGTTGTACTATATAGACAGAAAGAAAACCCACCCGAAACACAAAGGAGAAGAAAATGGTTATAGATAAAATCTTGGATAGAAAAGACGGAGATGAATACAACTCAAAACAATTCTATAATGATGTATCAGATTATGGTTACCTCAGCATCGCCCGCGCAATGGACTGCGGAAATGAAGCGGATGTAAAGCGAGAATTGTGCCGGTATATTGACATCAATGAGTACAGGCCATCAATTAAAAAATATATCAATGCAGTTCAATGGATTTGAAGAACATCAACCGAAACAAAAGGAGAAAGAAAATGATTAAGGATAACAACAAAACATCTCGAAACATTAAGAGCGCTTATGAGAACGGAAAGTACATCGTAGCGTGGAAGTCGGTTTATCAGCCATTTTATAGTGTAAACGCAGGATATTATGCGCATGAAGTTTACCGCTGCAACAGCAACATGACGCGCGCCGACAGGTTCTTCCACATGACAGGAGATGCGGTAAACCACCTTATAGGGTACGAGCTTCTCGGCAACCTCTAACCACCACACGCCGACCCCGGCGGCTAAACCGGGGAGAAGGAGCACACCATGTCCGAACTATCCCCCCAACGCCGCTATGAACTCGCCAATCTTAAAACATACACCTTCCGCTTCAATAAGAAGCATGACGCCGATGTGATAGCCGAGATAGAGAAGCAGGACAATAAACAGGGATATGTAAAGCAGCTCATAAGGGCTGACATTGAAAGGAGTAACAACATGGTTAATAAATTATGGGAGAATTTCAACGGCACGCGCGCAGAACAGATCCAATCAAGTGTTACTGAAACATTCAACAGCGCATCTGACGACTTTAACAACCCGCAAGATGTGGTTGACGCCTTCGTCGAAACTGTCCTTAACGCGCAAGATATTACTTATACCGACGCAGACCTTGCAATAGCCCTTGATGCCGCAAAACTTCTGTTCTAGTCCTCATCTCCAAAGCCTCGCTTCGGCGGGGCTTTTTTATTCCCCGTTATGCGCAAAGTGTTTCCTTTAAGGAATGTTTCGTGCTTCGGTACACTTCGGTATGCTTCGGCGGTGGTAGGGGCTTTAATGCCCTTGCCAATTTGCTGCCGACATTTATGTCGGCACCATACTACACAATGTTGCTCTGCCACATCTCCCTAAGTCCATTTTGTTCGTTCCACACAAACGCCATCATATATATTCCCATCTGCATCCATATGCTGTTTTCTGCTTTCCAATGCAGCATCTACATAAGGCGGAATTGTCATAGCCATACTTTCTTTTTACATCCATGACGCAATCAAAAATTTCACCAGTGTTTATATTCTTGATTTTCTTTGCGTTCCACGCATTTCCGCTCATGTATTTGCCTTTTCTAAGTTCACTTATTTTTCTCTTGGTTTCATCACTTCTTTTAATCCCATAAGCGTAAGCATCTTTGCCCGTTAAGTGTTGGCCGTAAAAGTAATTTAATTTTCCGGCGATTCTTCCTTTATGCGCGATGCTTAATTTTTCTTTTGTTTCATCCGTTCGGTGCGTTCCGTACATTGGGTGATTTTCTTTATTTTCAAATCTTACTTTTGCTATTTCACTTTGTTTCTTTTTTGTTTTTTCCGTATGTCCACGGCCATACATTCCGTTTGCTTCGCCAAATAACGGCGTTCCGGCATCTCCACCAACTGTTCTATTGTACCCATTTTGTGGATTTGTAAGGTTATATATCGCTATAAGTTCGACTTCCATCGCCTTTGCTTCTTCTTTTGATAAATCAGTTTTGATTATTTCATGCTGTATGTTTTCCCAACCATATTTTATAATTGCATTGAAAAAGTGTTTATTATCCCTGTACCCTAAACCTTTAGCCCATCTTGATTTTGCGTTTCTTTTGGTTATGCCTATATATTTTTTGCCGTTCGGCGCTGTGTGCATATAAACGCAATACATTAAATTACCTCCATTAAACAGGTATATTGATTATCTGTTTAAGCCCTTTTTCTTTGTCATATATAAACACTTGAGCTTTGCGTACAGCACCCACATAACCGCTTTCATATGTCCATGTGTCCATTGCGGTCGGCGATGATACCCTCCGAACAATAACGCCGTTTAGTTCTTCTATCGCGTGTTCGCTGTGCAGGTGTGCCGCGTGAAACTCACAATACTTTGCATTTGCCCACATTTGCCGCGCTTCTAGTGGCACAAGCGCTGCAAGTTTACTTAACCTATATTTTGTTCCGTCTTTTGGCTTTTCCGTGTTCCCGTGACTATATCCAACAAGTGTGTTGCCATACAGCCTATACTTCCTTGATATTGGTGTTTTATCTATTTCAACTCTATTGTCATTTCTAAACCAAGCGTTCACCGTGCTTACAAGCCCATAAGTTGATACTTCGTCATGATTAGATGCAACATAGAAGGCTTTTACGGGTGCAATATCTTTCAGCATATCTATGCCCGCTATAACCATATCAGTTGCCGTGTCAAGCAACTTTTGCCATCTCACATCTGTGTCTTGTGGCGTTCCTGCGGTTGTTGTCTTTTCCGGCGTGTCGCTGTTGATTAAATCATTACCGATTGGGAACGATATGTATTCAATATTTTTTCCTTTTAACTCATTGCAAATATCACTCATCATCTGCTGATAAATGCCTCTTGCTATTTTGTAGTCGAAGTTATTTCCTGTGTCCCCAACCCAACAAAGCCTACCATAATGCAAATCAGCAATATTTACCTCTGCGATTAGATCTCCTTCTTGTTTTGGCGGTAAAATCCTTAATGGTTTATAATTCCTATCAAGGTTTTTAAAGTGTTCGTCTATATCTTCAAAGCTAACTGCATTCTGGCGGGGTTTTGCGGTTAACTTCGACTGAAAACTTATCTGCAAAATGCCGCCCTTTAATTGACTGTTCCATGTGTTGTGTTTATAACTGACCATCTCCCACAACTCGGCTTTAAGTCCATGAGCCGTTAAGATAAATTCCGGCGTCATCTCTTGCCCATCTCGGCAGGTTATAAACTTCTCGCTTATGATGGTGCCGTCTGCCTTGTATTCAACGCTCGACTGCTGCGGTGGTTGTGCTTGCGTTTTTTTATATTCCGGTCTTGTGCGAATAAAATCCCGCACCTTATCCCTCGTTTGCAATATCGTCAACTGCGGGAAGTGATGTTTCAGTTCTTCCGCCATCTGTGCCCAAGTTTTACCCTGCGCTTTGAGGTCAATCGCCTCTTGCTTCCAATCGGTCAAACTCTCACCTCAATCACAAATTTTATGTGGGCAAGGATCTGCACCTTGCATAGCCGATACTGTTGCGCTCTTAACGCGCGGCTCCTGCTGTCGGCCTTAACCAAAAGCGTCTACCTATTCCGCCACCACATGTTTTATAGCCGTACCTCGCTTCGCTCCCTCATATATCTGTCGAAATTCTCGACAGAACAGTCTATCACCTTAATTCCGTGTGACCAGGCAAATTTCACCTCTTCCTGTGTGCCCGGTGAATCTCCGTAAACTTGCAGCTCGTCACACGACAAAATCAAGTCAAAGCACATCTGCATCAACTCATGCCGGAAGCCCTTGTCGTGCGACATAAATGCAAAAAGATGTAAAGGACTTATCGGAAGCACGCCTTCACGCAAAAGCCGCTTACAGATTTTGTCTGCCTTATAAATATTGATTTGTGGGTTATCGGTATAAGGGTGGCTCACAAATACACGCTTCATATTTTCCCAATCAAAAACCGCCCTTTTCGGAGCGGTTTTTTTTAGACTTTTTGACACTACAAGCATAACACGAGAAATGGGGTCAAAATTCCACTCTTTTTCCACACTTTCTAAAATTCGTTTATCAGCCCCATCTCGAACGCCACCGCTGTTAGGATTTTATTTATCCGATTGTATGCCCCACTCGGTGACAGATTGCACTTTGTCGCCGCCCCTGTGACCGTCATTGTCCTGCGCCAGTACACGATATCAATCAAGGTTCTGCTTGTCGTGTCGCACCGTTGCAGCGTGTGTTCTATGGCTCTGACGCTTCTTTCCGTTGATTGGATATAAGCGTTTGTCGCCATCCGCATAGCAGCATCCTCTGTTGGGGTAGAAATGCTGTTTCCATGCCCACCTGTTCCGTAACTCGTGGTGATTTGCGGCATCATGGCAGATTTGATTTCCTCGAGTTGTTTTTTATCTTCGTGGTAGTGTTCCAACTGCCACTCAACATAGGATTTTATGCGCGGATTTAAATCAAATTTATATGCTCTCATCTGCACCTCGTTTCCACCCGATGCTATACTCGCCGCATTTCCTGCACTTCAATATTTCCACCGTACAGCCTTCTACAACCTCGTCAAGAATAAAGTCGTGCGTGTCAACTGTTGCCTCTTGCCCGCAGATGTTGGTAGGGATGCTTTCATTGCATTTCATGTTTACACTCCTCGCACGGTTCAACCTCTGGAAATTCTTCGTCTGTGTAGCGGTGTTTGAGTAGCCTCACAAACTTTCCGCAGTAATAAGGTTTATGTCCCCCATAACAATCTTCGTCCATTCGTTGCAGATGTTCGCACCCCATGCAGTTCATTCATTTGCCCCCTCAAATCTTGCGACATACTCGCCGTAATGCATATTTTGTTGCCTTGCAAGTACAGCAATCTCAATGATGGATTTTTTAGGCTTCTTGATTTTAGCCATTGCCCGCTTGATTCGCTTCTCTTGCGCTTTTTCGGTGTACCGTATTTTGTTCCGCTCGGCTTCTTTTGCGTTTCTCGCCAATTCTTTGCATCTATTTGAGCAATACATGGCGTGTTCCCGTTTTGCGGTAAAGGACTTTTTGCAGATGGCGCAAACTTTTTCAACTGTCATTCTTTTTCCTCCCAATCCTCACAAACATTCTTCGGAAAAACCACTTTTTGGTTGTTGTTTGGGTTCTCGCATATCCCTGTCGAAAAGTCTTTAACATAAAGCCACTTGCAGTTAGCGCAGCATTCCTCTGTCATTCCTTATCCTCCAACCACACACCTAACTGCCCCCTAATACATTGCAGCCATTCGACCAATTCGGCGGTGTCGCTGATAGCATTCAAAAGTATTAACGCTTTGTATAATTCATTTCTTGCGCTTAATATTTTAAATTTTAAATATTCTTGGCTCTGTGTTGGCAAATCGCTAAACTTTTTCATATTGTGCCGACCCGAATCTAATTCAGATTGAATCTGTGCTTCTGTTTTTGCATCCATCCAATAATCACTTGATACGGTATCGTATTTTAATTCACCCATTATTCTCAAGCCTCCCTATCACTCGGTCGATTATTTTCCTCACTTCGATTACAAATCCAATTTTCGGGGCATAACATAAAATCAGTTTCGCTTCCATTAAATCTCGTAGGTTCGCCGATGGTACGACTGATGCCGAAGCCATGCACCGGTGGCACACCTGCCGCCCTTCGACAATAACCTCACCGCAGATTACACAAAAGTTATCCATTCTCATCACACTTTCTTTGATGTTTTTGTGATTTTCCTCACACTTTTCTGTAAATTCCTCTTGCCGTTGACATTCCTGCACCAAAAGCCTTAAATATTCGTCACCGTGGCCTGTTCCGTATCGTGCGTTGATGTATGCTAGTTTTTGCTTTGCGTATTCTTCTGGGGTCATGTCAAAACAACCTTTCTTGTGCCTTTACCGCTTCAAGCCTCTCGCTCGCCATGCGGTAGTAATCCTCGTCAATTTCAAATCCAACGTACTGAAAGCCGAGATTGTGACACGCCACAAGTGATGATGCCGAGCCTACATGAGTATCAAGAATCTTATCGCCTTGATTGGCGTAATTGGTTAAGAGCCATTCATACAGGGCGACGGGCTTTTGGGTGGGGTGGATTTTAATTTCCTTATTCTTCATATCCTCTTGGATAAATCCATCCCACGTATACCTAAAGAATTTAACCGTTTCGATTAAAGAACAAGAAGCGATTTCACCGTCTGAAAAGGTGCATGAAGGATTTTTGCCTTTATCCCAAATAATTCTACCGTTTGGCACACCGATAAAGTTATAATAATTTATGCCCCAAATAATTTGATTTTTACTAATTCTACAAAGTTCTAAGTAATAATTTTCTTTAGGCACATCCCAAACAGCAATTGTTTTATAGGCTTGTCTTTTTATTTTTGTTTTAGAAACATCACACCCATAATAACCTAATTTATCTGGCCCATTAAAATACGGCGGGTCTACAATAGCCAACTCGAAATATTTGTCGGGAAATTGCGCCATGCCCTCCATACAGTCCATGTTGTAAAATCCGAAGCCTAACAATCCTTCACCTCAATTTCTACCTCGCGTAGGGCGGTTAGGGCATCCTCGTAAAATCCAACGATTTCGCCCTGTTCGGCACAAGCGTAATGGTCGGTGCCGTATTTTACAAGATTGTCTAGTTTTCTGCGCTCTTTTTTCAGCCTTTCTGTAAAATATGCTTCCCGGCTTTCAACGTAAGAAATGGCTCTAATGCTACTCATTGTGTACCTCCTTCGATACGCGCCTTTTCCCTCGCTTGTCTTGTCAACTCTCTTTCTCTCAAAACGTAAACAGGAAGCCCCCGTTCAGTGCTGTACGAGTAGGACACGGACGTTGACAGCGCAAACTCCTTGTTGCAATTCCAGCACTGCATAACGTGTGTGCCTTCATCGTAAAATTCGCTTGATTCACAATCGGGTTCCAATATCTCGCCGCACCACGGGCAGATAACATCGTCCTCGCAATCAGTTCTATCAGATTCGCCGGAAACAATACTGTTCTGTATGTCCTCAAGATTTTTCTCCTTCAAGCACTTAAAACACATCGTTTCGTACATATACGCACGGAACAACTTCCCGCATCGTGTGCAAATTTTGTAATCAGCCATTATGTCCTCCCTTCTAGTGCCATCTGCACCCGTTGCAACGCCCAGGTGCGCTTCTTTGTACTTGCCGCACGCTAGACACAACTCGTTGCGTAAATCGCTGTAATCGCGTTGTAGGCTTTCATAGGCGTCTGTAAATTTTATAAGCAAGTCGCTTTCTTCTTCAAAGCCGCAATCGTATGTTGCCATATCCCGCAACTCTTTCAGCATGTTAAAATCTACGTTCATACTTCCTCAATCTCCACATCTGTTCTTGGGTTCACTCGGTCGATGTAAACCCTGCTGCCGTCTGTCGTTGCGATGATTTTGTAGTTGTCGTCTGTGACAACGCCATGTTTGACGAGGCAGTCATGGAGCGCGCTGTGGAGGTTGATGATGTCAACCTTTCTGTCCTTGTCGATGTAATAAATTGCTTTGACATTCACGGGGTAATTGATACCGAGGGGTGACATAAACCAACCTGCCGCGTTTTCGTACGACTTGTATGCGGTACTTTGTGTGATAAATGGTCTGCCGGTTTTGCTGTTGGTGAATATCTGCTGATGGTTTTTCTTTGTGATGGGTGCGATTGGGATCGTGAATTTAATCAAACCCCCAACACCTCTTTTCTTTTAAAAAACTTTGTGTACAGCGATTGCCTTCTGCGGCTCTTTCCGTCAACTTTTATCGGGTGGCAGGTGTCCAAGATGCGGTCATAAATTCGCTTGTACCGCAATTCGATTGGATTTTTGATGTTGTCGATTGGAATGTTGGTTGTGATGATGATTGGATTCCCGGCTTTGTTTCGCATGTCGATGACCATGTAAACCTGTTCGATGCCGTATTCGGTTGTTCTCTCTGTTCCGAGGTCGTCAAGAATGAGCAACGGGTAGTTCATGAGGTCGTCAATCAGGTCTGGATCTGTGCGAAGTTTCTGCATTATCTCGGCAAATGAGGTCATGAGAACCCTCTCGCCCTTGTCGATAACTGCATTTGCAATACAAGCGGCAAGGAAGGTTTTGCCTGTGCCGACATCACCATATAGCAGTAGTCCTTCGCCTTCTTTTTTGTTTGTTTCCCAATTGTCCGTATATTTTCGGCAAGCATCGGAGGCGGCAGCATTCTTGCGATCATCGGCTGAAAAGTCAAACAGGTGCATTTTTGTGTTTCCGAAGCATCGACGGCGGTTGCCTTCGACCAAACACATTTTCTCGGTGATTTTTGCTTGCCGTTTTAATTCTTCGTCTTTTTCCCGTCGACACTTGCAAACACTCGGCATGATGTGTTCCTTCCCAAAGATTGTCACCCTTGTTTCTTTTGCTTCACCGCAGTTGGCGCAATGCCTTAACCCGTCTTTGATAATGTCGCTGTCTGCTTTATTTTCGCCTCGAGCGGCAATTTTAGTGAGTGTATCGGCGTAAATATTCATTGTTCACCGTCCATCTTCGCACCACAGTTGGGGCAGAAATTCATACCATCCATGTCCAATCTTGCAAGTGTTCCTTTGTCCGTTTCAAATTTGAAATCTGTTTTACAACGACTACAAAAGCTATATGTTTTTCCTAACGCTGTTTTCTTTTGAATCCACTCACCCCGCACCACGGGCGCTGCGTCAATGGTGGGGGCGTACCGAACACAGTCCATGATTTCGCCCTCGTGGTATACGCATCCACTTTCTTCAATGGTGCGTTCTATGTCAGATATCAGCGCTTCGGCATCTATGTATTGGGGCATACTATTCCTCCTTTACGGGCTGTTTGAGCCAAGATAAACGCCCATCACGGCAACGCCCATCGCACTTATCGCTATTTTTATATAGGGTGGGAATGCACATTATATTTTCTTTGTCGCAATTAACAATTTGCAAAATCCAAACCGCCAATTCCTCATCACTCATGCTCCGTATGCGGTCGGCGTTGGTGGGGACATTTGTGTCCTTACCTCTGCGGTTCCATGCCTCAAGTGTGTTACTCATGCTCTACCTCCTCCGGCTCTGCTATTGGCGAAACGGCAAGACAAACAAAGCCCTCGTACAGATATTCTTCATCGTCCAGAATGTAAGTAATGACCTTCCAATGGACATTGCCTGTATACGTTCCCTTGCCATCAAAACCGCTCCAAATCCATTCACGCAATTCTAAAATATCTCCAACATTAAAATTGCGGTCATTCTTGCGGATTTCAAATGTCTTGATTCCGCTTGCGCTATCGTCGTAATAGCAAGCATCGAGTTTTAGCTTATGTATTGTCATGGCTCTACCTCCATCCGTGCGCCGCAGTTGGGGCAGAAATTACCATTGTCGAGCAGATATGCATCCCTTAAAAAATTACATACAGAACAAACATAGCAGCAATCACATGCCTTATTCTCAACCCACTCCCCATGCACCACAGCGTCGATGGTTTGGGCATTGTCAATAGCCAACTCTAAATTCATCAACACATTAGGCGCGAACATAATAATTTCTTTTATTTTTGGCTTTACAACATCCGCATCAATCAGCCTCATTTTTCACCCCCTAACTTTTTACCACAACTCCAACAAAACTTAATCATGTTCGGATGTATTGGCTGCCCAAAGTCATCGTCAATGATTGTGTATTCGCTTTTGCACCATAAACAACCTCTTGAGTGTATTAAGTTTAAAATTGATGTTGGATTTAGTCCTATATCCTCATATTCCGCTAATCGTTCAATTTGCTGTTTTCTTAAAGGACACTTAGTGCTGCAACCTCGCTTTGTCATATACTCACCGCTACAATATGAGCAGTCAGCCACATTTGTCACGTTTAACCGCCGTGTTAATCTTTCGATTTTCATTGTTCTCGCCCTTTCAAAATAAGTCGTCTAAATCATCTTGTCTGCCTTCAATCTCGTCGTCCCATCTGCCTTGGTTTATCCATGTCGCAGGGTTTGGGATGTATCTGCCGCCCTCTCTCTGCCATTGGTCAGTCGCTTTCATCCGCTCGATTGTTTTCAAGGCCTTGTCGATGTGTTGTGCAGCCTTATTCTTTTTCCATGCTTTCAGCGCATCGGCTTTCCCAACCTTTTTCGGGTATGCACTCCAAAAACTTTCAAAATCGGTGTCTTTTTTGGCACAGTCACCTCCGTCATTTGACGGAGAGAGTATATTATCCTTACCTAACCTAACCTTACCTAACCTAACCTGGGTATCCATCTTGTATCCATCTTGTATACATTCTGTATCCATCATGGTATAACTGCCGTTTTCTTTGAGTTGCAAAAGTGATTTTTCCTGTTTGTAAACCGTAGGTTTATACCTGTCTGATTGAATGTAATTGTGCATCTTCCAATGTTTTAAAACTATAACGCCACTATCAAAAACAAGGATGAAACGCTTCGCAAAAAGCAGTTTTAAATCGTCATCCGAACAACCAATCATGCGTTGAATTTTCTTCGGGTTGTTGATAAATCCGTCATCATCCGCCCTCATGCCGAGATGGAAGTACAGCGATTGCGTTGACAGCGGCATATCAAGAAAAGCATCGCTGTCGATAATGGTTTTGGTGAACATTCGTCTTTCTGCCATTACAGCCTCCCCGCCGCCTTTAATGCCCTTCTTAATGGTTTCTGCTGATGGGCGATGCATTTGAATCGGCTTTCGTTTCGCCAAAACTGCCGTTCAATCTCAGTGATTGAGGTCGGCACATAATAACCCTTGCCGTCTTGGTCATTGGCGATGATTGCGCCTGCGTGTCTTGCATCCTCAATCGCTCGCCTGACTTGCCTATCTGCCATGCCGGTAATAGCACAAAGCTGTGCCCTCGTGACTGCGTTGTCTTTACCCTCAAAAATTAAGTTTGTTATCATGTTTTCACCCCTTTAAAATGGGAGATCATCAGGATTCTCTTCGACGGTCTGATAATCTTCCGTCTTACCCAAAAACGGCTTTTGAATACTTGTGTTGGAATTTTCGACAGAACCCTTACTTTCGACAAAGAACACCCTATCAGCCACAACCTCAAATTTTGTCCTTTTGTTGCCTTCTTTGTCGGTGTACTCGCTGGTCTGAATTGAACCCTCTACGCCGATTGGCTTGCCTTTTGCGAAGTAATTGCAAGCAAACTCGCCCTGCTGCCTCCATGCGGTGATATTGATAAAATCGGCTTTCTTTTCGCCCTTTGAGAAGGCTCTGTCAACGGCAATGCGAAAGCTTGCGACATTTGTTCCGGTGTTGGTCGTGCGAAGTTCGGGGTCTGCGACAAGTCTGCCGATTAAGATTGCTTTGTTATACATTTTTACTCTCCTTCTTCGCCGCCAACCTTGCCAACCGCTTTTCATTCTTCTTTGCTTTGCGGGCTTTGTTTTTCTCGTATCTGCCTTCGGATTTGTACTTTAAAATCGCCTTATATTTTGCACTGTCTTTACCGTGTTTCGGTATTCCCATTTTTCACTTTCCTTTCAAGTTGAGGATTTTTGCTAAATACGGGTCAATCTTCACGCCGTAAATTTTGTATCTCTCTGCAAATGTCACCTTGCCGATTTGATGTGCTTCGTTATGATGCTTTCTACACAAAGGCATTGCCTCCATGCCAACATGGACAATCTCTTTTCGATTGCGCCCAGAACCCACCGCCGAAACATGATGAAGTTCTGCTTTCTCACCGCACAATGCGCATTTTTTGTGTATAAGGCAGGCGTACACATAGCGGGAAATATCGGGGCTTCGGTCAAGCAGACTATCTGCACATGGAATGCCCCACAATATGCAGAAGTCTATGATGTGCGTTAAAAACAGGTTTGCCGTGGTCATATCGCAGTCGCTCAAAGAAAACCATTCTGCGCCTGTGGTTGCGATGTAGTCATACTTCAAAAGCTCCTTGACTTCTTCCGGCATGTGTCCCGACCATTCGGCTATCTCTTTGAGTGTGGCATAGATCTTTTTTCGTTGGTCTGCGCTGATTGTCCTGCCGTCATCCAAACGAATTTCACACTCGGTTATGCCTTGCCGTTCAAGCAAATACCCATCAGAAAAAGGGGCAATGATTGTTAAGTTTTCGCCGTCGAAGTCTTTGATGTAACCAAGCATCGCCCCTGCCTCCCTTTAATTCCCGAACGGGTCATCGCCTTCTATGGGTTTTTCTACTTTTTCTTTTGTGTCGGTCGCTTTGCCTTCAATCTTCGATGGTGTATCATCATTGTCCACATTATCAACATTGCCGGTTTCGGTGATGATTGCCATATCCTTTTCGTATGCATCTTGCATTTCGATGGACATGATGCCCCACTTACTGATTAACTGACGGAGCATCGTTTTAAATGCCATTCCGTCAAAGTCTTTTTCCCAAAAGGTATAACCTTTTTTTGCGGCATATCCTTTGGAATACTTCATTGCGTGGGCTTCCATTTTCGGTTTGCTCCAATACATGGCTTTCCGGAATCCGTTAAGGTATTCAAACATTGCATAGTAACCAACCGTGACGGCGTTTTCTCGCGTTTCTTCGTCATCAATCAGCACAGCATCGATAACTTCATTCAATTGGTCAAAGCTCCTTAATTCGCCCTCTTTAATGGCAATTACATTGATTTTTTTGTATTGCCCCGAACGGATTGCTAACTGTATGTAACCTTTGTACCCAAGTTGAAATTGCGCCACTTTGCGGTCGTTTTTTGTGTCGTTAAACGGTACCATGTAATATTGCCCAAGCTGCGGTGAAGGGGACAAATTAAGGCTCTCACCGAGTAATGCGCTTGAAAGAATTGTTCCTGCATCGCAGTCCTGCAAAGCAGGATTGACTGATACCGCGCTCATAACTGCTGCCGTGAACCGTTGCGCCCTTTTTGGATCGCCCAATGTTTGGTTGATGAGGTTTTTGTATGTGTCACCTTGAATTGCCACGCTGAATTTTGGTTGATGTTTTACCAAGCTGTTTTGTGCCATTTATATGCCTCCGTATCTAATGTTGTGTCTGCTTGTCAGTTCCTTCATATCGGCGCGGAATGATGCAGTTGTGTCGTAAAAGATAACCTTGATTGTTTTCAGTTCTTCGTCGGGCTTCGGTTCTTCTTCGGTAATCTTCGGTGCTTCTTCGGTCGGCTTCGGTTCGGGCTTCGGTTCAGCCATTCTCTTTTGAAGTTCCTCAAAGCGGGTTTTCTCGGCAAGCGCGTCTGACAGTTCAAGTTTTTGCAGGAATGCCGACAGCATGGTTGTTTCGGTTTCGCTCTTCATCGCCTTGATAACCTTGATGTCGTTTTTGGCCTTGGTGCATTTCGTTGAAATTTCAACCTCAATGCTTGCAATGCTCGTTGTGACATTCAGCCATTTTGTGTTCCAAATCTTTTCGATTGGGATGAGGTCTGCATACTCTCCAATTTCTTCTTGATAGATTTTCTCAATCTCGGCGGTCTTTTCTTGTTTTTTGATGTCGTCAAAGGCTTTGATTTGCCCGTCGATGTTGTCAACGGCTTCCTTAATCATGGAGGTCAAGCTCTTAACTTTGGCTTCAAACTCTTCGTAGGGTTGCATCATCTGTTTTTTGACGGCGATTCTCTGCGCGTCCAATGCGTCTTTTAGGCTGTTCAACGCGGCTTTCTTCTTTTTGCCGTCCTTGATGGTTTCTTCGGTGACAACAAGGCTTTTGTAGGTTTCAAGGTTGATTGCCAATTCACTTTTGATTTGCTCATAGTTAAAATCAATTACAGCCGGGAGGGATTTTTCGAGGTCGGTTTTTAAGATAAATTCCATTCTTTCACTCCTTAAATTTGTTGCGAAAATAAAAATCTATTTTCTTTGGTTTTAATTCCTTCTATCATCCGGCTAATGGTACTCGCGGAAACATTGCTATATCGGCTTGCTGAATTTATGGTGGGAAAACTTAAAATTTGGTTTGTTTCCACATCATGCATAATTACAGCTTTGCATTTTCTTGTATTTTGACAATTTGAAAACGAAGTAACCCATTGGCAGTTACTTGGGCTGTATGAACCATCGTTATCAATACGGTCTATTTCTAATCCATGCTTGTAACCGTTAGATGTTGCCCAAGAGTAGAAATTCATGAAGTCTTTACTCCATGCATCACATACCGTTATCCCTCTGCCACCATAATTTTTAAATGACGCATCACTCGAATTAGTGCAACGGCGCAGCATAGAATGATAGACACGGTATAATGGGCTTTTTGAGTTTCCGTGTTTTGTTGCAATCTTTACCATTCTCTCGCTCGATTTCTCTGATAGTAAGCACCCGCAACTTCGTGTCTTGCCTTTTCGTAAATTCCTGCCATAAATCACTTTTTTATTTCCACATTCGCATTGGCAAAGCCAGCGTGCGGTCCCCCATTTATCATTGTCGGCTCTTCTAATTACTGTAAGCCTGCCGAACTTCTGATTTACTAAATCTTTGCATTTTTGCATAATTGGCGCTCCTTTTCATATGGACGGGAGAATCAGATTTGGCTTAATGTCATTTTGAACATAGCCCCAAAATTCCTTGCCCTTTTCCGCAATCCAGTCAATATCTTCTTGAACATTAGCGCGCTCAAAACGGTAATCTTTTGTGGTTGTCGCTTTATCGCCGTTGCGGTCTGTATACTTGATTCGCGCTGTCAGAATTGCAAAATCGTATCCAGTCGCAAGGAGTTGCCAAAGGCATTGACAATAATAATTTTGCGGAACTCGACATCGCCATTCGTCCCATTGCCCGGCGCGAACAATTTCAGTTGTTTTGCATTCCCACACACCCATTCGACCATTTTCTTCTAACCATCCGTCCAAAGTGGCAAATATAAATGGATAATCGGAATTTCTAAAAATCTGAAATTCCTTGTAGCTGACTTTGAGTTGCGGATTATCAAGCGCGAACAACGCTCTGATGTGCTTTTCGGCTTCAATTCCGAATTTGACAAACGGCTTGTCGCTGATATCGTCTTGTGTGGCTCTACCCGTTTTTATCTCCCAAAGTTTCTCGTTCGTCATGTATGGAGATAATCCGAGAATTGCCGCTGCATCCGATGCCCCGATGCCGTTTAGCCGCTCTTGTAGCCATGTTTCCCTTGTTGCCATATTTCCCCCTATCTGTTCGCTTCAAAAAACGCTTTCGCAAAATTCGGCGGGGTTATTGCTCGGCGCTCCTGCCGTGTATAAATGCCGTAAAATTCTGGGAAAATTTCTTTGCTTAAAAGCATTGAAAACTTTTTCATGCCGTTAGGTTTATCTGTGACGGTTTCTTTTGGTTTATTAAACTCTCCCCATAACGCGGTTTTCTTTTGGTAGTTATGCCCGAATTGCCACGGCTCAAAAATATAAGCAGGTTCACCCAACCAATTTCTTAACATCCCGTTTGCGGGGTTTTCTATCGCCCAAAATTTAGGTTTTGCAAATAAAATTATTCGGCAACAAGCGGCGCAAACCTCCAACCCTGCCTTGAAATTGTGAGAATATTTCCCTTTACCGTGAAAATGTTTTGCGATTGAAAACTCGTCGCAAGGCGTCGCCGCTAAAATTCCGTAAACATTTTCCGGTGGTATAAATGTGCAAACATCTTGGATTGGCAATGTAATAATCCGCACATCATATCCAGCATCTTTGTATGGTTTACTCCACGAACCAGTACCGCCGCATAAATCCAAAATGATTTTGTCGCCATTGTTCATATTGTTCATTCCAATTCCTCATCGCACAAAACTTTAAAACAAACCGCGATTATCAAAGCGATTGCGGCAATCAGTGTCACCAAAACCCACGCCATCACAGCACCCCCTCTATCGCCATTCCACCAAACACAAATACCATCCCGATGCTTGACTGGATGATGCCCTGCTGCAATGAAATGGTTTCACAATCGAGCGCGCCGAAAGTTCCCATCACTAAAAGAAAGCCAATCATCCCGATGGTGACTGCCAATGTAGTTTTCATAAACCTCATCCTCCTCTTCCCTTGTAAGGGATATTTTGCAATAATTAGTTTTCAGCGGTTCGCCGCACCTTGGACATTCGTCGTGATACTTTTGGACAATTTCCCCGCAATTCGGGCATCTTAAAATTTTCATCATGCCCTCCTTAAATTCTGATAACATTCGCCCCGAAGCATCCTCACGATTCCCGGCTGTGGGATTCCTGCAAATTTGCTTGCTTCTCTGACGGTCAAACCCTGCTGAATCATGGTGTAAATGTCTGCAATCTTCTTGTCGGGAACCCTCCGCTTGAATGGCTTCAAAATTCCGACTGGTGCTTTCATGTCTATGCCCCTTTCTTCTCATTCACAAATCGTTTCAACTCCGATTCTTCAACGCGAATCGTTTTCTTCCCTAGTCGCACAGCGGTTAGTGTGCCGTCATTTATGCGTTTTAAAACCGTTGTTCGCTTGACCTGTAAGATTTCGGCCACCTGGTCTAATGTCAGTAGCATTTTATCCCTCCTCTCTTTATGTCAATATACTATCACAACCATAAACGATTATCAAGTGTTTTTAACGATTATTGTATAATCTATGTTTTGCACAAATTTTATGTAAATTGTTTGGTTAATTATTTACATAAAAATAAACCCCCATACACAAAGCATGAGGGTATTTCACTAAACACTTATTTAGTGCAACAAAAAAGCCCACACAAAGTCGATTGACGATGTGCGGGCTTCTTGCTGCTAATATTCTTACTGATATTAGCATGGTTATTTATTTTTCGGTAATGTTGGGAAAGGTGGTGGCTTTGGTGCTTGCGGCAAAGAACCACCCCATACGCTCTCAGAAACATTAAACATCTCATAAAGGATTTGTTTCTGTTTATCGGTCAATGATTTTGCCTTGTCGTCGATAACCTTCTTTTTATTTTTCGATGCAGATAATGCGATGGTCTTGCCGTCCTTGTCCTTATCCCCACCTACATCCTTTTGCGCAAAGTAAACATCATAGAATGTGTCGTACGATATTAACGCCTTATTAACCTCTTGTGCCTTTGCGTATATCTCTTTGTTATACACACGCAATGCATATTCAGAACCAAAGGTTTCACGGTTGGCTTCACGGTATGCATCGTCAACATCATATCCCATTTTCTGATACTTCTTTGCCGCTTCTTCGTAGGCAGGTAAAGCATCGAGCGCGTTTTGTTGAATGATATTTACAACTTCCCGAAGTTCCCTTGTCTTTGCGCGTTTCTCTTTGTCGGTCAAGTCGCTATTCTCAACAACGCGAATCTCTTTGTAAACCTCACTCGCCGCCGATGATTGCTTGTTGAGAAATCGGGAGGTAATTTCAACACCTTCCGTTGGTTTGGATGAATTTTTATCTTGTGTCACTTCGTTTAATGTGTCATAGAAATCCTGCGAAATCCCATTGCTTATTACAGGGTCAAGGGTGAATGCTTTTGCAAATGGGTTTTGTTCTGCTCTCGGTGTAAGGGTTGGCAACACAAAGTCACCGATAACCCCTGTGTAGCTGTCAAGCAGATTGTTGATTTTCTTCGGGGATAGCCCTGTAATGCCGCCGATGCCCTTTGAAATTAAGTCTGTACTTTCATCGTATCTTTCGCCGGGAGGAAGATTGCGAAGTCTTTGCGATTCAATATCCCCGCCGAACCATGTTTTACCGGGGCTTTCGGAATCGAACAAATCACTTCTGACAAGCTGCGCCGCAATGAATCCCTCGGCTGGGTTTATCGGGCCTTGCTGGTTAAGGGAAAGTTCAATGAATCCAGCCCATTCATCATCTTTGCCCCTCAAAGTATTTACGCCGCGCCTTGTCGCGCTTTGCATGATTGAAAGAACGCGGCCTTTTGGTACTTTCGCCCACAACCCATCACGGATTTTGAATAGATAGTTTGTGTCCTTTTCCCAATCTGAAATCTTTTTGTACTCGTCGTCATCGTCATACAAAAGCATACTCAATAATTCGGGTGCTATGCCGAGCGCTGCGGCTTTGATAACAAGTTGTGTCCATTTCCGTGTACCCTTTGCTCCCGAAAATTCCCGAATCATTTTTGAAAAACCCTGTACCGATGGATTGAAGAATGGTACAAATGTGCGGTTCATTGTCCTGCCCCATGTTCCGCTTCGCCCAAAGTTTACGGTGATATCCGCTGCGGCATACATGGCTTTTGCAAGTCCTTCTTGCGTGTTGCCTTCCTTATTGTAGACGGTCAAAAACTCCGCGAAACGCGGCGCTTGTTCAACCATCATGTTTAAGGCTTCGATTTTGTCAATGGTGTTTTCGCGCAATTTGCTATGGTCTTGCATAATGCCAATGTCATAATCAAAGAACGATGAACCTGTACCGCCGAGCGCTTTATACTTCTGCCACAGTTCGCCGTTGGTGGTTATCTCTTTCCACGCAATAGGGTAATTCTCTGCAAACTCTTTAATGTTAGTCGTGTAAAGCCCTGCATCCTGCAAATCCCTTGAAAAGTTCCGCAGCATAAATACGGGGCTCCACCCTGTGGTAAGCCGCTTAAAAAGGTTGGTTGCTTCGGTTGCGGTGGTCATGATGATGTTGCGCTCACCGTCTGGCGACAATGCTTTCACACCTTCAAATACACCACTGTTGAGTATCATTTCAACAGGTTTTCCATCGGCGTAAACGTTAAAACTTTTGTCAAGCCTTGCGGGTGCATCATCAATATCGGCATCAATGTCATATTCCACATCGGAATCATAAACCGAGCGAACATACCGCCCCAAATCTTCGCTGTTGTCCAAAGTGTTTTTCAGCAGTCGCAATCCAAAGGTGTTGATACGCGCCGCTTTAACTGTGTTCATAGTCTGCCGCGCCATGCTTTCATCAATCGGCATAAGGTCGGAATCGCCGCCTTTTGCTTTCTTGACAGTCTGATTAACACGCACATCAACAGGCAAAGACTTCGCGCCCGCTGCTGCCGTTTTCTGTCGAAATGTCGGCACATAATGCGGGTACATCTCGTTCATAAGATCGGCGCTTTCTTGTGAAATTAACCCGCTGTCAATGCGGTACTGCATGAGATTTTTGTTGTAGGTGTAGACTTGTTCGCGCATCTGCCTAAACTCGGGGTATTGCTGTTCAAGCATCTTTGACTGTTGAATACTCTCTTGTGCGCCGACACTTTCACCAAACACGGGCTTATTCTTTTGCTTTTCCAACCATTTTTCAAGCGATTGCTTTTCTGCATCGGTCGCGTTTTTGTACCGTTCATTTGCGCGCTGTTCAATACTCATGCGGTCAACATTATGCAGGTGGAAAAGGTATTCACTAAATGCTTTAAAATATCCATCACCCCTTGCTCTTATGGGGTCAAAGATTGATTTTAGGCTTTGCCCTACCTTGTCGCCTTTGGTGTCGGTCTGCGCTTCGCCTATCATGTATTCGCCCGCTTGCTTGCCTTGCTTCGCCCAGTTATAAAGTTTATACAAAATTCCATCGCCTGTGATTTTGCCGATAGTGTTGATAGTGTTGCCCGAATCCTCAAATTTGCGAAGAAAAACATCTTTTGCGTCGGAAAGTATTTGCCGTATGCCTGGCTTTTGCTTATCGGATTGAATCAAAACCTCTGCGACTTTCGGCGGGTCAAGCGCTTTCTTTTCTTCAAGAGCATCTTTCTTGCGTTCCATGCTGTCGGTTCTGCGCTGTTCGTACTCTTGTAAAAGCCTCTTATACTCTGCCGCGATTTTCGCTTTGTCGGATGGGGTGATAGAATAGCGGATGTCGGGGTCTCCAATTTTTGTTACTACTGCTGCTATATCACCAAACGAGGCCGATGGTTTAATATCAAAATTGTCTCCCAAAGCATCTTTGAGATATGAAACTAATTCGGTTTTAGTAAACCCTTTTTGATAACTCCCTGTGTTGGAGACAAAATACTCCATTAAATTGTCATTTATCGCAATATTGCTTTTATTTGTCTTTACACTGTTCCCGCGTACATTTATAAATGCACGACCATCCGGCTTTAGTAATGAACCAATCTTCACGACCATAGCGTCCCGAATATCCTGCGGTATTACATTGAGTACAGCATTACTTATAACAACATCATATTGATTATTTAGTGTAGCATAGTCCGTGTATTTGGGGGTGTACTCGGAGGATGGGAATGGTTCGATGTCATCAACATTAAAGCCATATTCATTCACACCAACACTAGCACCTAAGCCTAAACCACTGGATGCATCAAGGATTGTTCCATTAAAATTTTCCGCTTTAAGTGCATTATATATCTTGCGATATGTGCTTATCGTTCCTGTTATTTGCGTGGGATTTCGCGTATCGGCACTTTCAGCATCTAAATTAAATAATGTTGGGTGTTTAGATTTAATGCTATCAAAATTCTCTCCGCGTTCCCATCCTTGCGTTGGATTTATTTCAGGCACGGGGGTTAATGAGTATAATTTTTCGGTTTTAGCGGTGGTATTCGTCGTATTCAGCGCCTTCTCAAACAGCCTGCGCCCTTGCTCCAATGAATCCATCTCCGCACCCGTGACAATACCTTTTAACTTCTCAATCATGGCAACAATTGCATCATACAACTGCCTTGCAACGGTCGGCTTCTCGGCAACAAGTTTCTCAATAGCTGCTGGGTCTGCAAATAAAGTATTGCGGACATACTCCGCGACAACCTCGGCTTCTGCCTGGTTCTGCGATAATGTCACACCGCGCTCTTTGTACTGCGCCATTTTCGCTTGCGCTTGTGTTGAAAAGTCGGGTATCTGTTCAACAGCAAAGGTTTTCAATTCGCCGTATGATTGCGAAGTTTCGGTAAGGTGCGTCAACTCATGCAGAACAACCCCGCGTACAACACTCTCTTGTGTTGCCGTGGGGGATAGGATGATTTTATTGCCCTGTATGAACGCCTCGGCATCCTGCACATTGATATCCTGCACATCAAATTCAACGCCGAACTTGCTTTGCACGCGGTCAAGAAATGCGGTGTCGGCAGCTTGCATCGGTGCTTCCATCTCATTGATAATCTGCTCAATCTCTGCATCGGTAGCATCGGGTATGGTTTCTTTGGCGTATGCGCGAAGTTGTTCTTTCACAACATCTTGTACCGGCTCATTCGTCACAGGAGGAACTAAATCTTGCGTATTTTGCGTTTTTGCTTCGGGTATGATATTTGCCGCGTTCTGCGGTAAAGTAGGAATTTGATGGGGTACATTCGTTGCTGTGGGGTTTTGAGGGATTTTTACAGGATTGATAACTTTTCCGGCAACAGTAAACCCGCCGCCCATCACGCCACCCGATATTCCACCTGCCAATGCTTGCTCTGCCATTTCCATAAAAGAAAATTTCGCCAACGGGTCTTTTGCGGCTTTGTCTGCAATAAAGTTTAAAACATAACTCGCGGCTTCTTCGGTTGCTTCAACGCCCGCTTGCTGCAATAAACCCTTGATGACTGACTTGTTAGACTTCAAGGCTTTCAACAAATTATCCAAAGGTATCTTCTCGGTGATGGCTTCAATGCCACCCGATATTAAACCTCTTGTAAATGCTTCACCTGCGGTTTTACCTTCTGCGGATAATTCCATTGCTCGGCTACCTGCTGCGCTTGTACCCATGAACGCCAACGGTAAAGCAGGGTTAATAATCGCAGTCGGCAATACAGCGGCATTCTGTGCTATACTTCCTGCGGTATTGACAATAAATTCTCCTGCCCGTCCTAAGCCTTGCGAAGCGGTTGCTATGTTCTTTTGCGCTTCTTCGCGCTGTTCAATCGGGGTTTGCTCTACTGCTTTATTTTCAGTAGGCCGCAAGGCAAAAGGATTCAATGGTTTATTGGCATCCAATTCGCGCATCCTGTCGCTTGTGACTTGCGTTTTTGTGCCTTCAACCAAATCAATCGCGGCTTGACCGCCAACATACGGCAAAGCTCTATAAGATGATGCGATATTCCCTTGAATGCCTTTACCAAAAGCAGATAATCTTTCGCCAACAGTCGGAGGTGGGTTTGGATTTTCCGGTATAACCCCTTGCCCTCTGCCACCAACATTCTCACGGCCGCCGCTTGTGCGTTGAGGCTGTGAAAAATCAAGCGTTGTTGATGCTTTAATTTTCTTGACATCTTCTGCTGTAATTTGGGTGCCGCCTCTTAATTTTTTAACATCATCTGCTGTAATCATAAAGCATCCCTCTATTGTCCAAGCATTCGATTGACTATCTCCGCTATTTCATCGTCTGAATATAACCCCAAAGAAATATAGTACTGCACAAGCGGTGTTATATCGCCCGTCTGTGTTGATTGATTGATTGCGGCTTGTAATTTAGGATTATCGGGTGCCGCTTCATAACCGCTTTGTGGGATGTTCGGCGTTACTTTCGGGGTTGGTGTCTGTTGATTTGTTAAATTGAAACTGCCAAAATAAGCCGCCCTTAATTGTTGGTACACATCTTCCGGCAGGCTTCCGTTTTTATATAATTCATCGTAATATTTCATTTCGGAATAAGACGGTACTTTCGCACTTGATTTTACAGTACCCGCCGTTTTCGGCGCATTCGCTTTCGCCATCGCCAAATCCTGCGCATAAGCCGCTTCCTGTTGTGCCTGCTGTTGAGCATAAGCCGCCTGTTGTGCTTCTTGTAAAAACTGCGCTTGAAGTGTCGCATATTGGCTTTCCAATTCGGCAAGGTTTGCCGCCCCTGTCGATCTTGCTTGTGCCACTTGCGATTCAAGGGCAAGTAAAGCATCTGCCTTATTCTGGCTGATTCCTGCCCGCGTGTTCTCATAACCAAGCTGCTGCTGCAAAGCAAGGTTGTCCTGTGAACCTGTGGCAAGGCTTTGTGTTTGATACGGCAGAACAGCACCACCCTTGACATACGAAGCATAAGCCTGTTTTGCTAAATCTTCATACTGACGATTGATACCGGGTGCTTGCCCCTCAATAGCTGCAACAGCAGCGTTAACTGCCGCTTCGTTTGCATTAACCGATGCGTTATAAGCTGGACCATAAGGCGTTCCCGAAAGTGAACCCTGGTTCTTTGGTGCGTAGCGTGAACCAATATCAACACCATTTTGTGCCTGTGCGATTCTGCCGTTACTCCCCGTATTATAAGCAAGGTTCGCCGCTTTGATTGCAGGCTCGTTTTGCAGATAATTTAAATACGCAGCATCACCGCCCGCAAAGTTTGTCGGCCTGCCAACGGTTGAACCGGCCGCAATAGTATAACCGGCATTGCCCGCGCCTGTAACACCCGAAACAATAGGTTGTGCGGGCGTGACTGCGGTATATGCCGCCTGTGCAAGGCGGTTATTTACCTTTTCCTCGTCATTTTCTTCTCTTTTGCCGTTTCTCGAAATCACCGTGCCGTCCGCGCGAGAAACAATTCTTGTCGCCATCTTTTCACCCCGCCAATTCTCGGATTTTTTCTAATACTGTTTTTAGTTCTGTGTTTACCGCTATGCAATCAGCAATCTCACCTTCAAGCGATGCAATAGTCTGCTCGGCAAGTTTCAGCCTTTCAGCAATGCTGTCATCAGTTGGGATTTTCAGCCCGAAGTGTTTAGCAATAACATCAGCCTCAACCACTGCCAGTTTTTTGAGGTTGTCGGTGTATGTCAGCCATCGGCATTCATCGGGGTTTGTGTGAAAACCGTGTTCAATCAGTAATGCGTGTTTTACCGCTTCTTTGCCCGTTTCACCGACAGCCGCCCTCAACACACCATAGTAGTCTTTGTTCTGAAACGCGCTGTATTTTCGTGTTTTGCTGCCACGGTAAAGCGTGTTTGGCAGGTCGGGTTTCATGGTTGAAACAATGGCGCTGCCTATCTTGTCAGCGACTGCCTTGCTGTCACGAAAGACAGAATAATAAATCTCTGTGCCTCTTGCGTCGGGCGTTGCGGCATTGCTGTGCAGGCTCAAAAACAAGTCGCTGTTTGCGCCCATCTTGCCGCGGTCATAAAGCGATTTGTCAGCCGTGACATTATCCCGCGTCATGATAATCTCAACGCCGTACTTTTCCAGTTCGGCTTTCAAAAGCAAGGACAACTCCCACATAGCGTTACCCTCAAAGTAACCATTTGCAACGCCGGGATTATACTTATTGTAATGCCCTGCGTCTATGCAGATTTTCATTTTATCCCCCCTTTGTGCCAAATGGCACTAATAATGGCACTAATAAGCCGTTTTTTAACTTGCCTGTCACTTGCTATCACCGCCTATGAGGTTCCGAAACGCCTCAAATAGCCCAGTTGCCGCTAAACCACTAAAAAGCCCTGTTAAAATGATTTCGGGTGTGATGGTGGGGAAATTTAACCAGTACGCAAAAACAACGCCCAAACCCCCACAAATCACAGGGATGTATTTGTTGTCAATCGGTGTCGCCGTTTTGATGAGATAACCAATGCAGATGCACAACCCGACAATCACGGGTGCGAAATACTCAACCAAAAAATCAATGTTCATTACTGTACACTCCTTTGTAATCCAATTTCGTTTCAATCTTATCGACCTTTTTGCAAACTTCCTTGACGGTTGTTTCTACGGCATACATTCGTTCGATAAGACTGTTATGCTTGTCCATCTTCTTTTCGAGTTCTTTGAGGCGTGCTGACAGCCCGCCGTAGACAATCCCAAATGTCCCCACATAAGTTGCTATTTGTACTGCAAATTCTGGTGAAAATTCCATCTGTCAACACTCCTCGGTTAGTTTATTCTGCTTCGATTTTTAGTGATACAGCCTCTTTCAGCGGTTCGGGCACATCGCCAAGTTCCATCTCCCCCGCCAAAATCCGCTTGACAAGGCAATCAATTACAACCTGTTGCATCATGTCACCTCCGTCAACACAATCGATGCCGTTCCGTTCGTGCTTGCGATTTTCCACTTGTAAAATTTGCTGTTTGCGGTGTCTGCGATAACCATCGTCCCATCAAAATGGCTGTATGTATTCTCGCCCCATACGCCAAAAAACTCGTAGAAGTAGGTAAAGAAAACAATGTCGCCACTTGTCAGCCCTGCGTGGGTGAAACTAAGCCCATCAACCGCAACAACCGCAGTCGATTCGTCCAGTTCGGTTAAAACGCCTGTGGTGGGGTCTACAATGTAGAGCGATTCTAAGCTATCAATCGGGAAGTCCGTGTTGACCACACTGATTGAAGTTGTGTAAAGTCCTGCGTCCGCAAGCGCATGCTCGGCATAGATTGTACCGCTTGGGTAGGATTGGAGGACGCCGCTTGAAGAAATTGGGGTGTAAATGGGTGTTGCGAGTTGGTAAATTATCGGGTTAGACACAAGTGCTGCTGCGGCTGCGGCTGATGTTGCATAATCGCCGTTTAGATGGATGTACAGCCGTCTTAAACCTTGATCGTAGGAACATTGGCCAACTAATACATTTGCGGCATCACCACCCATATTGATTGCAGTATACCCTTGTAAAATATATTCTGGCGGAATAGTATTAACAGACAGCCCATTGTTAATAAGTTTAGTGTCGGTTGTGATAAAAACTCTTGTGGTTGTTCCCAACCGTGTAGCAATGCTAATATCCCCTTCTACAAGTGTGTACCAGTCGCTCACTCTCTTGACGTGATTCCACACGCCATCGACCAACTCGATTGTGTCTGCTGTGCCGTTGGGGACACGGTGTAAGGTCAACGGCTCGGTGTAGAGGGTGCTTGTTTCGGTTTCGTCCTCATTCACACACCGCAGCCTCGGCGCGATTGCCGATTGTGTGCCGTCGAAATACCGCGGGAATGTCTTGATGTAGTCTGCGGCAGAACCGATTGAAGCGAAGGTAGCAGTGAGGTTGATGACACGTATACCGTTTCCGTTTGAGCCGTCAACCTCCATGACTTTGTCATTGGCGGTGTCCTTGTCATTGTAATATGTCTTAATTGCTAATCCCGTTGTGGTTGCGGAGGTTACTGTAAAAATGCCACTCAGTGCATACCATTGATTCTCAGTTGGGGTCAATTGGTCGAAAACAGTATTAAGTCCTGTTGTGTAATAGTAACCTAATACTCTATTACACACCGAATTAGTCACTCTGAGTTTAGCATAATAGAATACCTTATCGCCGATGCTGAAGCTGTAACCTCCAACATTAAAAAGCGCAGGTTGGTCAGATGTGTTATTAGATGTAACTGATAGCACATTAGCAGCTACACTAAGATTCGCTGTGCCGCTTGTTTCCCATCCCGTAATACCATTACTAAAATCACCATTTGTTATAAGGTTCGTCGCCGTCAAGCCTTTGATGGTCGGCTTGGCAGGTCCGATTCCTGCGGTTTTGGGGAGGGATACGACTTGCCCAGCATCGGTGATATCGACACGCGTGGATTGGTTGGGGTTCATCAAGGCGACCAATCGTTCGATGTCGTTGAGTTCGAGTTGTTGGGTGGCATTCTGCAATTCGGTCGCGTCAACACGGGTGTCAAGGTCGTTGCTCTGCTTTTGAATCTTTCCGAACGCTTCATTCACCGTATCGGTCGATGCGATTTGTGCGTTGGTAGCGGCTTCGGAGTAGCCTGTTAAAGGCAAGTCTGAACCAACCAAACCATGCGCCGCCCATTGCGCCGTACCTGCGCTTGCATACTTTAAAAATTGATTTGCGGCACCGTCGGCAGGGATATGTTTATTACCGTTGGTTGTCGGGTGAACATAGGCATTTGCACCATCTTCAACATTCAATAATGTTAGTGCATCGGATTTTGATAAAACTTCGGGTACGCCTGTACCAGCCGTTTTTCTGCCTAATAGTGAAGCAGTCGCCATGTCGTTCATTTTAGCAAGGGTAACGGCTTTATTTGCAATGGTGACAGCCCCTGTGCTTGCGAATGTAGCATCACCAATCATAAATAATGATTTCAAATCCGTGCCGTCACCAACAAGAATCGCACCGCTCGTTTTTGCGTTTAAATCCGTGACAAGGTTATCTGCACCGCCAACCTTAATACTGCCCCTTGCAAGGTTGGCAAGCTTCTCATTGGTGACATTAGCGTTTAAAATCTTCGCAGTTGTTACCGCATCAGAAGCCAATGCCGTTGCATCAACAGAACCCGCCGCATAATGGGCAGTATCAATAGACCCATCAACATACTGGTCGGAATCAACGGAATTTGCCGCCATCTTCTGCAATGTGACTTGTCCGTCCGCAATCTTCGCGGTTGTCACAAAGTTATCAGCGGCAATGGTTTCCAAAACGCCTTGTACGGTTGTTCCGGCAGCCCCTGTAATGGTTGTTACCGCGATGTTATCCGCGCCCGAATCACCATCGGTATCATCTTGCAGGGCATCAATCAAATCATTGAAGTTACCCAAAGCAACCATGTTTTTACCGATGTTGTCAAACCGTGCTTTCAGCTGCGCCGCAGTCAACCCGTCATCAGCAGGACGGTCGGATAAGCCCGCTATGTCCTCTCCTATAAAATCGCCGCTTGCGAACTTTAAATCTGTAATTGCCATTATCGCACCACCCCACATTTATAAAATCGTTTGATTATGCCGTACACGCCGAAGCCCTGATTAACAACTGCGTTTCGTACTGTAATCTGTAAAGTGTTGTACCGTCTGAAATTTCCCCTTATGGGTATTACCCTCGGCGTGTCTAAAGTATTAAAATCAAGATAAGCAAAATCCAATTCAGAAAAGTCAAATATTCCCGCAAGATGATTACTCACCGTTGCTTTAAATGTTCTGTCTGTGGTCAGCGCGACTTCCACACTTGAAATAGTATAAGGCTTAACCATTATCGCCGTACCGGCACGCATCAAACTCTTTTTCTCGGCAAAGTTGCCGTCATCATCAATCTTGGTAGACCAAGAGGCATCTATCGCTGCCGCCTCGGTAAAAATCGTGTCCGCATATTTGGTCGAATTTTCTATGTCGGTGTTGAACTTGCAAACCTTTGCGGCAAAATGCCCAAAGTACAATTCTCCGTCAATCGAGAGCAGGCATTTCGCTGGGATGTTCGTCCAATGGAAGCATTCATACAGCATCGAACTTCTGTCTTGGCTGTACGCCTTGTTCTGCGTGGCATCTAAAATATACGCACGGTCGTTGACGACAAGAACATACCAGCCACGCCAAACAACAGCACACGCGTCTTGCAGGTTTTCCTCAACTGTAAGTACCGGGTCTACATACCCGCTTCTGTTCGCCGCAATGCGTTCATCCGTCAGGTCGTTGGAAATAATCGAAAACACGCCCTCGCGGCTTAAAAACATCGGGTCGCCTTGCAGGGTGGCAAAACTCCTCGGCGCAATCGCCCCAATGCCCGTCATCGCCTGCTCCCGGTAGAATACAACGCTCCCGTCCGATAAGGTGCTGTCATAACGGAAATACACGGTAGCGTCCATGTCGTTGTCTTCTTTCACAACCGCCAAATACTTGCCTACCCGCAAATATCCCACAATGTCGGTGTTGGTCGTGCCCACCGTGTCGTACCCATCGGCGGGAAAGTAAGTCGGGTCATCAAAGCCGCTTCGGTAGTCAACCCCGCGTTCTGCCCCAGCGCAAAAGATAAACCCGTTGTATTGTGTTGCAACCGTCGCTTTTTTTATTTTGTCGGCATCGCCGCTTCGCTGTTTGTAAACGGTAATGCGAATATTGTCCACGCCGTCCACATAGTTGATGTACTCTCCCGCAATCAACGCGGCGTGCCATTCATCGCTGAATGTCACACTCCCGGCGGTTCTGTCCACGGTGAACAAAGGGGTTGTGTCGTCCGTCCACAAGTCCCCCTCATAATGCGTTGCCCAACCGCCCCCTGCGTATTGAATATGCACCTGCACCCTGTTGATGTCCCCCACAAGCCCGTGAAGGTTCTCAAAACTCGAATAGAAAGTCTTAACGGCGGGGGTTGTACCCTCCCCCTCAAACACCGCCTTGGTGATGTAAAAACTGTCGGTTGTCGCGTCGGACAAAAGGTTAATCGCCTCAAACGCCGTGCCGCCGCCCGTAGCACTTCTGCCGATGGTAATTTGCGGCGTCTTGCCGACAACAAGGTCACAAGTCACGCCGTCATACACATAGTATTCTCTGCCCGTAAAGATATACAGTTTGCCGTTTGCATACACCGATGTACTTTTGGCGTTGTTCACACCCGTTGCCAATGTGCCGTAAGTCCCCGATTCCCACGAAAGCACCTTGTATATCTTTGTTCCCACATGAACGACATAATGCGTTGAACTCGTAGAGCTGATATAACAGGCGAACAACCCATTCACGGGCATTAAAGTGCTCACCCCTTCGACAATTTCCGCGGGGAAGGTAATCAACTCCCGCCAGCCAAGCCGCTTCTCGGGCGTGCTGCCCGCATCGCTGATCATGTTCGGCGCATAAGGCGAACGGTCACGGCTGATTCCTGCCGGGTCTGTCGCAAAGTCTACGCCTTTAAATTTGTTGTACATGGTCGACTGCGGCTTATTAAAGCCGCCCGCCACAATATGGCGCATATCAAAACCCCCTAAACATCTTCGGCAAGGGTTATCGGCGTAAAACCGAATATCGGTGCCGTTACCGTTGTATCAACACCGTCAACCTCAACAATCTCAATGCTGAAAGGCACAGCCTCTACATACCCAACATCCATTTCATTTATACGGTTCACATATTCCGCGTGTAACATGTTCCAATAGTTGCTATCTCTATCATCTGCAATCAACTTCACCGCCAAACCATAGGGCAGCGCGTTGAATACAAGTTTGTTTTCGTAAGTTAGTGTTTCGGTCAAAGCGGTCAACTGCGGGATAGTTGCCAATACAGCACTCCCGGCCGCAACTCGTAACCGATTGTTGACATCAAAAGTTTCTGCCAACAAAATGTTTATCCACGAAACGGCAAAACCGTCATAATCGGACGGGTGCGCCTCATGAATAACCGCTGCAGCCGAAGCAAGTAATTGTGTACCCGTCATGCGGTTTCACTCCCCTTAAAAAATAGGCGGGGCAGTTGCCCACCCCGCCTTT